TCTGCATTTGTCTGATCTCCTGTAGCTCCTTCTTCTATACCTGCTAATTTATCTATAATTTCTTGTTGAGCAAATAAGACCTGATCTGCATTGGTATCTAAATCTGTTTCTGTTAAAACACTACCATCTTGAAAATCTACTTTTTTTGCAGATATATTTGTATCTCTCTGGAATTTAACAGCAGCACCATTAGCAGGGGTGTTACCAGAAGTGAAGGTAACTGTTGATCCGCTAATTGTGTAATGAGTATCTAATGTTTTTAAGACACCTGCTACTGTTACATCTACTTCATTGTTAGCTAAAAACGTAAAAGATATTGCAAAGTTAGTGGTACTACCGTTTCCTGTATGGTTTGTAGCTGTAGCTGTGGTGTTAGTAGCCATTAGACAGTCCTAAGTAAATCTTCTAATCCGCTAACGTTTTGTACACTAGCGTTTGTTGATTGCTCGTTCATAATACGCATACGTTCACGATTATTACCAGCTTCAACCCTATCATAAAAGTCATTTGATAAAAGTCCACGCTTTCTATCTATTAAAACATTAACTGCCTGTTCTTTGTAGGCTCTATAAAGTTGATTTATCATGTTGTTCATATACCTTCTTTGTTGATTTTGAAATTCTACATACGCTTCATTATCAGGGAATCTCTCATCTTGTGGTGTATTGAAAGCTTTCATAAAAGACTTGAACTCTTCTGTTTGCTGTAACTTATATAATGCCTGGTTAAATTGTAAGTTATTTCCAAAAGGTGTATCTATTTTAATACTAGAAGTAAGGTTCTCTAATGTATGTAATTCTTTATTTTTTAAATTTACATTACTTACAACCATACTACTATTCTCACTAAGAATATCTGATACAGGTACTAAATTAAGATCATATTTTTTTAATAATATCTGATTAGGATCTGAACTACTTTGACTATATCTAACACCACCAACAAAAGGTATCGTTCCAAAATTTTTAAAAGGTAAACCAGTTAAAGGATCTAATCTAGGTGCTAAATCGTTATTAATTGTGTGCATAACCATAGTGCCTAAAATATCTAATGAGTTCATTAAAAATGGTTTGCGTTTTGTTTTAAGACTTCCTAAATCATTACCTTCAAACATAAAGAAATCTTCTTCATAATTACCAGCATCTACTTTACTAATCTCTTGTGGATCTAGATCACCTTTTTCTATTCCCATACCTTTACCAATAAATTTACCATTCTCATACACCTGACCTAATGTAGATGTCCAATCTTCACCTCTAGCTCTACGTAAACTCTTCCTAAGACCTATAGGATAAGAACCTATAGCTGCAAGGTAATTAGCAGGTTGTCGTAACCAGGACTCTAACCTAGTAGGATTATTCATTAATTCAAATAAATTACCTACACTTTGTATAAAGTATTTATTACTTAAGTTATTACCTACTAATACACGTAATGTAGCTGCTAAGTTTCTATCATCCTCTTCACCTTGAAACTTACTTACATTTGCAAAGTCAGAAGCAAGCATAAGCAATGATGCTATAGGTTCTAATCTAGAAATAAAATCTATATATACATATTGCGGACTACCATCTTCATTTCTTACCACTTCACCAAACATACCATTTGTTTTCTTTAAAAATCTAAAGCTATATGGTAATTCTCTAAATCCAAATTGTGTCTGCCTACGCTTCTCAGGATTAAATGTAGTACCACCTCCAACTAAAGCTATAGGTGCTTCTGGATTATCTGCTGCTACTGCTAACGTTACAAATGATCCTATTAATAAACCACCTGTAATACTTTCTCCGTTTGCTCTCATTCTTGTAGCCATGTCTGGACTAATTAACCTGTCATTGTGTTCAGCTAAGATCCTTCCTAAAGTGCGGTTCATTTGTGGTTGACCTGGTATAGATACACCAGGAGTTCTTCTTAATACACTTTTACCTATATTTACTGGTGTAGTAACAAAAGGTGCTATAGGTTTCATTACTGGATGCTTCATTATTGTTGCTACATCATTTGTAAACTTACCTCCACCTAGACCTGTAATACCACTACCACCTATCTTTGAGGTAAAAGTTTTATCTTGTGCAAAATCTATACCTCTTAAATATGCTTCTAGAATATCTTTGTTCTTTTTGTCTGCACTAAACTTATGTTTTTCTACAATATCAAATACTCTACTTGTTTTTTCTTGTATATATTTTTTCATGGCATCACCTTTTAACCCTTGCCTGTAGGCTTGCTCATAAAATTCACCTGTTACATGACTTCTAAATGCAACGTTTTTTATAAGCTCGTCACCTGCTATAAGAAATCTAGAAGGTAATCTTGCAACTGAACCAAGTAAATTAATACTTGCAAGAAAAGGATTACTCATTTCATTGTCAAATTGCATAGCATATCTATTTCTACCTCTCATCCCATCTTGCAAACCAAGCATATGATGTGGATCTATAATACTTTCTCCACCTCTAAGAGCCTTACCTGCCAATATAAAACTTTGTTCTAAGGTAGAAAACATTGCTGTAAACTCTTTTATAGCTCTACCTTTAAGTGCAACATCACCTATACCACTACCTAAAAATAGATCTACAGGTGCAAGAGCAACATTAAATAAAGAACCTATAGTATTAACTATCTGTGTTTCTGGTGCAGATAAAATACTATTAATAAACAATTCGTTAGCAATACTGCCAGTTTTAAATAGTGCCTGTGTTAGAGGTGCTTTTGCTATAAATCGACCAGCTTGTTTAGGATCATCTGCAAGTATCATCATCCTTCTTGCATATGTCAATATTCCTTCTATATCACCATTAGTTTGCATGTCACTAATAGCTTTTGCTATCTCTTCTGGTTTTGGTAACAACTCTTCTTCTTCTATTCTTTTTAACGTACCTGCAACTTGATTTTTTATATTTCCTTTGGGTAACGTATTTTTCTTTCTTCTTCCTAATTTTGTAGATATAGCACCTTCTGGTGGTTCTTTCCCTACTAATTTTATTGCATCTAATGTACCTGCTACTTCACTTACGACTTTCTTAGTAGGTGTATTAAATTTAATCCAACGATAAGAATCTAAAGCAACCTCATCTATTATCTCTTGTGGTATTTGTGATCCTGTAAGTGCATATTTTTCTAACTCATGTATGTTAGTTTTCATATTACCTATAATCTCTTTTTGTAGATTTAAGGCTCTTAATAATTTAACTCTTAATCTCTTTGTTGGATTGCCTGTATTCATAGCACCAGCAGCAGCCACTATATCTTTATATACATGTTCTGGCAGTTCACCATGTGCATAACCTATAGTCTCTGCATGCGTCATCCTAAAAGGTGCTTTAGGATCTAAATCTAATAAATTATCTGCAACCCTTTCAGCTATTGTTATTTCTTGACCATCACCATATAAATTACGGTTAAATCTAGCTTTAATTCTTGGCCTTTTAAATCCTTTGTCTCCTGGCATTTTTGCATTAAGAGTTGCTTCCAACTCTGTTGGCATTTTCTCTAAGTTACGAAACTCTAAAGGATAATTACTAAGTCTTTGCTTAAACATTCTTCTCTTATACATATTAAATATATTTTTTGTTTGCTCTAATCCAAGTACAGACCTAATACTTGCCAATGTATCTCTAAACATTTCTGAAACTATCTGTGTTATGTATTTAAATGTTCCTCTTGGTGCTAATGTTTCTAACTCAAGTGCATAATCTTCAAACATTTTTGTCATATTAACTGCAAAAAATTCATCAATATTTAAAAACTGATAACTATCACCTACAAATTTAAATTCTTTATCGTAGTACCTTGACGCTAATCTATTGAAATTAGTTTCATTAACTTTTATAGGTTTTGTCATTCTTGTAGGATCAGAAAATGCTTCTAAGTTTTTTATAACTTGCATTTCTTGAATACTTGTTTTTGATATAAATGCTTTTTTACCAGCTTCATGTGTTTGTAAAAACTTATTCCTAGCTCTAGCAAACTCTCCTGTAAGTTTTCTTAATTCCTTTTTAGGTAAATTTCTACTAAGACTATGCCATAGCTCATGTATAAGTACTTCACTCATCCGACCTTCTTGAATTGTTGTATTTCTAAGTTTTATAAGTGATTTATTGAAATTATAATTACCTAAAGTTGCTCTACTTAAAGTTGCATCTTGTTCTAAAACAATGTCATCAAATGCTTCTCTACCTATAAAATTAAGAAAATCTCTAATTTCATCTACTTCTTCTAAACCTATAACTCTGTCTCTAGCTAAATTATTAAGATACCTTTCTGTACGTTCTATACCTCTATAGCTACGTAACCCTTCTATACGTTCTGAAACTCTTGTAAATGATTGTTTTTTACTTTGTTTAAAAGTTAGTAAAGGTTGTTGTCTCAAAAGATCATCTAAACGTTGATTATTTAATGTACCTTCACTAAGTTCTTGAAATATTTTTTGAGTATAATATTCCATTGAATCTGCATCAGGTTCAAAATCTAAAGCTCCTTCTGAATAAACCAAATCACCTCTAGCTATTAAATCTTCTACCCTTTTTGCAACTCTATCTAATTCTGTAATTTCATCTGCCATTTCTTTAGGCACAAAACCAGCAGTCTCAGTAATGTTTGCATTATTAAGAATATCTATTTGTTTTCTAAAAAATTCTAAACGTTTTGGATTTGCTTTTATATCTTTTAATAACTGTATAGTTCTACTTTTTATTTGCTCCTTACTTAAAATAGTAGGTGGCATAAAGTCATCCATAGTCCTTCTTATGACCTGACTACCTTGATCTGCTAAAAATAAAGCACCGTTACCTGTTGCTCTAGCTCCATAACCAATAGGTTCTAAAATAAGTTTCTGTGCAACCTTAGATCCTCCATAACCTAAAACTTCACCAAATACACCACCTGCTAAAAACTGTCTAAGTTTTGCTACACCTAAATCTTCTGTTCTTGTTTCGTCAGCAGCTAAAACTTCGAATAATGGTTGTGCAAAATCTAAATACGGTGTATCTATATCTATAAGAAAATTAAAGAAGTTTTCGTCATAAGCATCTATAGCTATAGTTTCCGCAACACTACCTGCTACAAAGGATCTGAAGGCAGGGTTAGCAAGTCCTAGACCGTTTACACCTTTTAACATTTTCCAACCGCTAAGAACCTTTCCTGTCTTACTTAAACCTGCGTATGGAAGTAAAAACCCTGCTAAGAATTTTGTAGTCTGATAAGCAAAATCATCTTTGTCATCTTCTAACTCTAAACCTAGTTCTTGTAAAGAATATAAATTATCTGGTGTTCTATCTCCACCTATGTATCGACCTATTTTATATATCTCATTTGGTATGTTTGCTATACCTGCTACTGTTGCTCTTGCATATTTATTTTCTCCTAATGTTGTAAATTTTCTATCTGTAGCTGCATGGTCAATAGTTCCATCTTCTTTTCTTACAGCAAATTTATTTCTTTCTTCTTGTGTAAGTTGAAAACGTAAATTACTAGGAAATGTTTTTTCTAATACAGATAAAGGTCGTATGTTTTGTTCAAACTCTGCAAATAAATCTTTTTGATTAAATTCACCTCTAATAATATCTGACTCATTGTTTCTTACTACAGACCTACCTATTTGTGGGTTTGAGTAATTATTATTCTTGTAATCTAAAAATGCGTCTTTATCAAAACCTTCTTCTGTATCGTTTTCATACCCTATAGTTCTACCTCTTTTGTTCTTTATAGCTTTACCTTTAGGGTCTGTACCTTCTGTTTGTAAACTATTTAATTCTATATTTTGTTTGTTATCTTCAACCAACTCTTCAATAGGGGGTATATTAGATTCTGTTGAATCTGTTTCGTCTATATTGGGGTTAAAGTTTGGATTTGAGTTAGTCATTAGCCAGGTGGTGTACGGTCAGATAAAAATTCTTTATATCTACCAAATTCATATGTTGTCCATGCGTTTAATCCGTTTTCTCCTCCTCCACGTTCATCATATACCGCTTTAGCTGCCATAACATTGACGATAGGATCATACAACTCATCTATAGAACTAATACCAAATAATTTTAACCTTTGCTCCTTGAATCTATCATCCATATTAATTTGAAATAATCCTATAGAAAATTCGTTTTCTTTATTAGGATCTGTACCAGACTTTACTGTATCTGTTGTAGCATCACCTCTAGATTCTGCCATTGCTACTGCTGCTAATATTCTTGCTTCTCTAGGACTAAAGCCTACTTCTAATAACATTTCTTGTATTGTATTTTGTGGGATTTGTTTAATATCAACGTCTTTTAAAATACTTGTAAGTTTTTGTTTTACGTTATTTTTTTCTGTAGGACTCATAGCAATAAGATCACCATCTTTAGCACCAAGTCCTGTGCTTGCATCACTACGTATCTCTGATCTGTTTTGTATGTCATTTAAATCAAAACCTGGTGCTACTTTTACTTTGTCAGGTATATCACTTTTAATATTTTGGTTTTGTAATTCACCTCGTACCTGATACAACTCACCTGACATTACATTTTCATATAAAGTATTACCATCTTTTTCTACAGTCTTAATTAGATTTTGTTGTTGTAATCTTTCAAATACTGACTGTGAAATATTCTTTATATAGCCATCTTCATCTATAGGATCTTGCTCAAATACGTTTTTGTTATTTTCTATTAATGGTTTGTTTCCTACTTTTGTTTCTACTGTTATAGGTTCATTTGGCATATATACATTACCGTCATCATCTACATAACTACCAGCACTAAGAGTAACAACTCCATTATCTATGAGTTTTTTCAATACCGCACCAGATACTTTGTTTGCATTGTTTGTATCTGCTGGTTCTACTTCTTCATTTAAATTAGTTTCTTGCTCTACATTTTCTCCATTATTAACAACATTATTTATTTCACTATTATCGTTTTGTATCTCAGTAGCTTGGTTGTCGTCAAACGTACCATCTACGTTATCATTTGATCTTGGTTGGTTATCAAATACTGCTCTACCTTCTTTTTTACTTGCTTCTGGATTAAATGTAAGACCTTTTTGTGCAGCTATATTAGCTGTATTTTGATCTCTTATAGTGTTAGTTCCTACCCCTACAAATCCTGGGATTCTTGTTTTTATATCTTCTTCTCCTGGTCTAACAACATTAAGTATTCCTTTCTCATCTGTTGTAGCAAAAGATGTATTTGGAATAGGAATTTTTGTAACGTCATACATATACACAAATCCAGGTATTTTTTGTGCTTCTGCAAAGCTAAGATTACCTGTTGCTACTTGTGCTGAAATTATAATGTTTTGCTTGAAAGTATCGAAATCAACAGCATCATGTCCATAAAAATATGCTCCGTCATCATCTTTTTTTACTTGCAAACGACTGTAATAATATTGCCTTAATAATTTATCTGTCTGTATTGTAAATTGATTAATCTTTTTTTGTTCAAAATTAGAACCGTATTGACCTAAACCTAAAATACCAAAATAGGGGTTAGTAATTTTATATATTTCTGTCCTTGTATCTTC